ATTGGATTCCCACTTGCGTCTACTGGATGAGAAGCGTTTGATGAATATAATCTTCCTGCATAATTTAATGCGGAACCTTGTAATCTAGCATTAGCCAATTCTCTAGCTCTAGCCATTTCGCTAACTTGTTGCATTCCAGTAATAAATTGATTGGACAAATGTTGAGTCAAAGGATTTTGACCAGCAAGGCCAGCGGCTTGAATTACATCTGACATACCACTTTGATCTCCACGGGCAACTTTTTGCATTCCATTAGCATATTGCTGTTGGATCATAGGCAACATTGCTTGTGCCGATTGCGTAGCGGCATGAGTCTCAATAGCATGACCAATCTGTTGACCAAGACCAGCAAGTTGATTAACAGTCTGATTGTTAGCCTGTTCTATTGTAGAAAATGGTGCGTATCCGATTGGCATATGATTAAGCGGCGGCTACTGCTGGAGCAGATTGCATTAATGAAGAAATTAAACTTGGCAAAGCATTAGTTTGAGCAAGTGTTTGTGATTGTCCAACAGCAGGATTGTAACTTTGTTGATTTCCTAATGAATTAAGATAACTTGCTTGGTTCATTGCACTATATCCTTGCAATCCAAGCTGACCTAATCCAAGTCCCATCTGATTTTGCATTTGGTTTTGCAACTGCTGACCTTGATATTGGTTAAATGCTCCTTGATATTGGCTTTCTGCTAGTTGGTTTCCTTGTCCAGCGGCTTGTGCGGCAAGTTGTGTTCCCAATCCTCCAGCTTGGAGTCCAGCGGATAATCCCACGGTTGGAGAAACAACCATTGTGTTAGCAAGCTGTTGCCATGTAGGTGCGGCACTCAATCCATATTGGGAAAGACCAAGGCTAGTCTGACCAATGTTACGGGCAAAATTAGCAGGAGCTTGTCCACCACCAGAGAATAGATTGAATCCACCACCAAGGTTCTGTGCTACCTGACGATTGATATTCTGCTGAACATCAAGAGGAATTTGCCCTTGAATATAGGAATTAAGTTGATTTAATGCAAGTTGTCGTTGTGCAGAAGATCCTGGTGTAACCCTGTTCTGGAGATTGATTTGTTGTTGAGTTCCTTGCCTAGCAAATTGCTGTCCTTCTTGTGCGGTTTGATTAAATAGATTAGATCCAAAACCCAATGCTTGAGGAGCCATTTGAGCATACTGCTGTTGCTCTAATGCTAGTGCTTGTTGAGGATCAAAAGTAGGAGTTTGTGAAGACGGGCCTTTTTCAAACAAAGTTGCCAATGGCCCAAGGGCAAGTGTTGTTGGCAAGTTTTTATTGCTAAAAAGTGAGCCTGTATCAAAATTCATATGCTTTTTATATTAGATATTTAGAATTAAATCAATAAGGCCATGCCGCACCATCATCCCACGCATATGTAGGAATCAAAGCATTAAGCATCATGTTATTTTGGAATTGCCTAATGGCACTACCAGTAGGCTCTTCCCTATCAGCAGTCTCTCTGTTGACTTCAAAGATAGCGTTCTGGAGGGAAACATTGTAAAGCTGATCACTACCCTTGTTCTCACGATAGACAACTGCCATGACAGCAGAGATCATTGCCTCTGGAGTAAATTCTACTTGCTCATTGAGATCGGTAAGATCGTAGTAATTTTTCTTACAATAAAGAATTACTGAATCCTTTACCTTGCCTTGGATGAAGTATCTACGGAAAGATGGATTGATGTCGTAGGGTTGGTAAACCGATAGCAACATCCTTGCACTATTATCTACGTCCCATGAATACAATTTAATGCGTCCAGCAGTCTGTGACTTCGTGCAAGCAAAGACAGTCTTGAANAAATTAACGGAGTAAGCAAACGATGGAGCAATTCCAATAGTAATNGTCTCGCTGATGCGTGTNCCNTATGCATCCTCACCAAAGAAAGTAATCTGCTTTCCTGCATCAAGGGGAGACTCGGCTTCTACTGCAAGCTGATAAGGAGCAATATCATAGTTCTGGAAGGTAACGTGCTTGCCTCCCACCTCAATGAATTTCTTATTGCCACCATTCCATGCATACCCTTGTCCCCAACCATTTCCGTACCCACCACTGGCGGCATCACCCCATGAATCTTGGGGGATGCTCTGATACCATTCGTTACCCAAGGAGACAGGGTTGCCATCAATCCAAGCTAATCTTACTTGTCGATACAAACTTGGTAAAGTTAACAAGCTATTTACACACTTAATACAAACATAATCGCACAAACTATCTGCATCGACTTTATTCCATAAAAGAGAACGTGCCTTGTTCAAATATTGCAAAAGAATAGTTTGATTACAAGTTCCGCTATTTCCTGCGTAAGGACGCAATAGTGGAAGCATATCTTGAACGGAATAAAGAGACATATAAATAAGTATTTATACAGGAATCATCACTTTAAGTGAAATTCTTTTTGCTTTTGCAGATTCGATCATTTTCAATCGAGTTTCTTTTGTAATGCCTCTTGCTTTTGCGGCTTCTGATAATTTTTTCTTATGCTCTTGAGAGAAAACAATACCTTTTCTTGCTTTAGAAATCTTTTGGCAAGCATCTTGGGAGTGCTTCCTTCCTGTGCTACAGATTGAAATTATTCTTTTTGTTTCTTCTGTATGCCTTGGATTTTCACCGCCAGTTGTGCGGTTGTATCCAAAATCAGAATTTGTTGTTTGATATTTTGAGATCCACTCTTCTTCTTTCCATGAAAGGATTTCTTCTGGACAAAATTCAATTATAGAAAATTCAAAAGCATTCTCTCCATATTTTAACCATGCCCTTTGAAAGTGTTCATTCTCGTGATAATTACCACGCAATCTTGTTCTATGAGAAGACATTCTCGTAATGACATTTTTAGCCTGTCCAATATATCGCTTTCCGCTTTTAATATGTTTCCAACAATATATTCCAGATNCAGANGCCATAAACTAGATCATTTCTCCACGGGTTATCGGATGACCNACTAGNGAGCGAGTCATAGGACGTTTTGGGCCAGTAGTGGTCTTCACATCCGTCAGTTTGATTGACGGAGATTGCTTGACCTTGAGCATTTTGCTCCTCATCGCCCCGATTTTAGGGAGCTTTGGAAGAGCCATATTACAGCCAATCTGCGTTGAAGGTAGTACCCTTACCCATAGCAGTCTCATTAGCTGGCCCACCTACAGAGAATGCTCTCTGGTTGGACTCACCAATGGACTTGATACGAGCTGTACGAGCGTCCTTGTACGCACGAATGGTAGGAATATCTCCCTTGATCTGCACCCTCTGCATAGGTTGAGGGGTAGCATGATCGGAGACAATGCCCCTTTCGGTGTTGTCGTATGTGTATTGTTCGCCAGCCATATTACTTTTTGGAAGAACCACGACCTGGGGAAGTGGGTTCGGGTTGGAGTTTGCCAGCGTAGAAAATTCCGCTGAACTCCGTACCCTTTGGATGATTGCTCATCCCTTCTTTGATGGTTCCACGAGTGGACATTCCATCGCTCTGAAGTTTAGGCTCTGTTGCCCTGTTGATGTCTTTAGCCATATGTTTAGTTTGTTTTTAGTTTAGTTAGGTTGATGCGATAGATTGAACTGACCAGTTTACTTTTGTGTAATTTGTAACAGTTGGAAGAACAATTTGGAAGCCAGTAGTTGTTTGGCTACCATCAATAATAGACCAAGAATTAGCAGGAGCAGTAGTAGTTCCTGATGCACTCACAAAATAAGCTGTAATAATGTAACTTGTATTTGGCATTGCAGTAGCAAAAGTAACAATATTTAACCCCGAAGTTGGAGATGAAATTGTTCCACTTTGAACATTAACAGCCAAAGCATTGTACTCATTCTGAAGGTTTTGGATATTCTGATTGATCGTAGCAATCTGTGCAGGAGTAACTTGCCCAAGGCCAGGGATATTGATCGTGGAATTGTTTAAGAACAACTGGCAAAAACTATTAAAAACGTCTGACCAAGTGCCTTCAGGACACCAGTTATTGGGAATAACAGGAGACAAGATTTGAACTGGTGATGCTTGATTCTGCATAATTATTTGAGTTGTAACCTTATTTTAAGTAATTAGCAATCCTTTTATCCAGAGACAGAAGAGACAGACGTTGGAAGGGGAACGATACGATAGTAATCAAGATCAGGTTGGCAAGGGCATTGCACTGGTTCTGGATCATTATAGAAAGTATCGGGACAATCTCCAGCAGGGAGATCCAATGAGTCATTGAAGATTCCAGAGAGACGAACCCTATCCACAATGCAAGCTCCTGTAATGTCTATCTTGAATTGGAACTCGGCTCCCTCTTGTGGGGAAATCTGACCGAATGTTTCGCAATCGTTAATGTCAGGAGATGGGAACTTCAACTGCTGATAGCGAGGTTGAGATACTGCTGGAACACATCCAACCGTGATAGGGGTACATTCATCAAAACCAACCGTTATGGGTTGAGAAAGGGTAAAGAAGCAAGCATAGGAATCTGGACGATACTCACAAGCCACAGTAACAGCTTCCTTGAGATTGGAGATCCAGACTTCACCACCAGCAAGTTGCTTACGCACGAACTTTGATGCACCTGGGTTCGGCGTAAAATCATATCTCTTGGTAATGAAATACGAACCAATTGGAACACTTCCGTACTGAACAGAGTAATCATCTACGCCAGTAAGCAACGAGCTACTACTCTGAAGTTCGTAAAGACGATTAATATTGTCAGCATCAAATGAGAAAGCAAACCCACGTTGGACACCATTGATTTGAGCTGTGGATAGTTGAGTAGGTTGTGGGCCTTCCCATAGACCATTCCAGCGTGTAGGCATGGATGCATCTGGAGAGATCCTACTTTCTTGTTCAACGTCTAGGACAATCATTGCCCTACTAGGACGATGCAATCCACAAACAGATGGATCAGCAGTAGAAACAGTGAAAGGAGATACGGTTGCTATGAGTCGATTGTCAAAGAACATTGCACTCTCAAATTGCCTCAACCAAGGAGTATCATAGTTTACCCAAGGCTGAACTTCACGGGAGATTTTACGGAAGGAAAGAGCCTCATAGAAATCTACTTGAGCATTGTTGTAGAAAGCCCAACCATCATCACAACGGAAATAGACATCGTTGTTGACTCCAGTAATGCTCCAAGGCGATCGGCAACCACGACCAATAAGAGAAACCTTCTGGATGTTGTTTGCTTGCCATGTTGTGCGATCTTGGGAGAGATCAAGAGTAAATGATCCGTTCTCACAGAATACTACAAGCTCACCTTGACCACGCACATTGATGTTGAGGGACGGCATGATCCTCATGCCTGTAATCAATCCAAGATTAGCAGGGGGAGTAAATGAACCACCTTCTTGCCAGTAGGTTTGCTCGGTAAAGTTTTGGGTATTGGATGTCGTTGTGAATCCGTTTCCGTAGATGATGTCAGAGATATAGATATTGTTGTTGGCATCACTCACTGCTACACGCCCGTAAGCATATGCCATGATTGTTCCAATCGGCATCTGTTGCTTAACAGGGTTGAGCCTAAAACAAGTATTGGGCTGTGCCGCTGTGATCGTTTTATTGCCAGCCGTAGTTGTTGCAATGTTTGACCAAGGAGTAGATGAACCATCTGGAAATACGCTACGAACTTGGAATTCGTATTGAGTGGTTGAATTAACAGCAGAAAAACTATATCCAACTTGTCCATACGAAACTATGGCAATGGTGCTAAATATTGTGCTACCAGATTGAACTTGGATTTCGTTTGAGACCGCACCTGGGGCATTTTCCGTCCAAGTTAAATTAATAGTTGTAGATCCATTTCCTTGTGCTTGGAGATTTGTTGGAACACCAGATATATCTCCAGACCATGCAATAGGATCTTGGTATCCGTTTTGGATATACATCCAATCTTCAGCTTGAATAAACCATGTATGCATCATGGTTGGATCATTTCCATCAATGAGTTTGTAAAGAGTGCCTACATTGTTAACGATAGAAACAAAGTAAATTGTTCCTGCAACTGAAACTACAAACCCATCTAGTGAGCCAGATTTGATTGCCTTGTAAGGCCAAGCACCTTGGAAGTTTCCAGTTTGGAATGCGGTAAGGATAGATGGATCTTGTCCGTATGCTGGCGTAATTGGGATCTCCGTAAATGGAGGACGAGTAGCATTTACTCCTTGTCTAAAAGATCGGTTTACGCACGATGAAACATATTCCGCTGGAAGGATTGACGGATGCGTTTCCGCATCCATTCCAATCGTTATCGTAGAACCATCGTAGACTCTGCCATCGCTCGCCATTTTTGGCTAGATTTTTATGCAGTAAACCATTGCAAGGTTTACAGGACGAGTTTCTGTTCCGTAACGAGGAGTTCCATTTGTTCCATCAGTAATTTCACTGGTCGTTGTTTTAGCAGATCCAGTTAATCCAGATCCAGATCCACCAGCAAATGTATTTGATACCGCAGTTCCACCATAGGAATGTTCATGTCCTTGGAAATTATCAGCTTGAATTGTTCCAATAGTTCCAGCGGAGTATGTTATACCACCAGATGTTTGAGTTCCAGCACCACGAATAAACAAACCAGATAGGTTTGGAACACCAAATGTTCCTGTGCTTCCTCCGTAAGTATTTCCAAGCAAAGCTCCAAGAGTAGGATATGCGGCTGTTGTATAAACAGAACCGTCACACAATAACCACCCAGCAGGAACAATTCCAGATGTTACATTATAAGCAAATGGAAGAACAGCACCAGATGGCACACTGGTTCCTGTGATTGCAGTAGCGGCAACTGCATAAGGATTGCCATTAGCATCAAATGATACTACTTGACCAGAAGATCCAGTAAGTTGAGCTACACTTCCAAGGGTTCCGCTGACACTTGGTCTATAAACCAATCCTTGTGTTGGAACAATGTTCTCAATCGTTCCCCATGCAGTTGTAGTTCCACTAGGTGATATAACGGGGAATTGAGTTTCAGAAGATGTTGAAGGCTTAAATGCAACAAGCTGACCAGTAGGAGTAGTTCCTTGAATTGCCCCAACTATTGTAGATGATACTTGATTTGAAGAAACTATAGAAGCAGTTCCAGTTCCAGATCCCACTCCTGTAGCAGTAAATGTAACACCTACTGTATTTGAGGATGCTCCAATAGAAGTCCAGCTAGTTGTACCAACAAAAACAATGGTATAAGAATTACCAGCAATGATATTTTGTGCTGGATAAATAGCACCGTTACTACCTCCCAAGAAAATAGGATTACTTGAAGATCCATCTCCCCAATTTACAAGTCCAGTTGATTGATTATAAGTAAGAATGCTATTTGATAAAATAGTAGGTACAGTGTACTTACAAGAAGAGTAATCCTCACCAACTACACGCTGGATTACACCAGTACCAAGAGCTGTACAAGTTGTGGGAAAATTAGGGTTACAAGCCGATGGTGCGTATTGGACGGTGTTGTTGCAATTACATCCACCGTAGTATCCCGATCCAGTATTGTTACATCCGCAAGCCATAGTTTTTTAGTTGTAGTTGGTTTTTAAGAAAAGATCAATAGTTATGTAGTATATGTGCCGTTACCAGTAAAAGTCAAAATGGTGTTTCCTGCTCCATCAGATGATTGAGTGGCATTGGTATAAATTCCAGAGAAGTATTGGTTAGGAATCGAAAGGATGCAAACACCCGAGAATCCAGCAAGATTGAAATCATATGCTTTAGTTTGGCTTCCGCTTCCATAATTTCCATATCCCAATCCACCAATGATAGTATATGTATCACCATCATTATCAGCACTTCCACCACCTCCTGCTCCATAATAAACAGAAGTTCCAGTAATGGATGAAGCTATTCCATTTCCTCCACCACCACCTATAACATTTCCACTTCCATCATACGTTGCAGGAGTGCCAGCGGTTCCAGCACCACCTCCACCCCCTCCATATCCTTCACCAATATAAATACCTTTTCCTCCAGCACTTCCATTGTGTCCTTGAGTTGCAGTTCCTCCTGCTTGTAAAGCACCTCCACCACCACCAGAACTTCCATTTGCCCCCGTTCCAGCGGAACCACCACCTCCACCACCAAGTGCTGTTAATGTTTGGTTCTTGAAAGATATAATTGAGCTTTGTCCATTTCCTCCATTTGCACCAGTATCTCCAGCGGCGGCAATTCCACCAGACCCAACAGATACATTAATTACATTTGCACTGTTTAATGTGAAAGATGATGTCAATACACCACCTCCTCCACCACCTCCTGCTGGCCCACCATCAGAATCACCACAAGCTCCTCCACCACCAACTAAAAGATAGTTAATTGGAATATGTGCAAAGAACTTTAATTTAGATAATATTTCAGTTGGAGTAGCACACAAAAGAAAAGGTGCATTAGACACATTGGAATGCTGAATGTAGGGAAGATTAATTGGAAGTTGTTTACTTCCA